GTATTGTCCAAGTCGGGTTTGTTAGGGCGTTCCAAGCGACTTAAACAGGCCTCCTTGCGCTTTTTTGAGTAACTGGCGGGGATTGCATGGTTGATGTAGATATAGACCGCTACAGGCGTTTCTAGAGGCTCTGTTGGCCCCATTGCTTCACGGGCTTTGTCAGCAATCTGCTTTTCGTAATCAACCGTCTTCTTTGGGGTGTATGTGCGACCACGGGCAAACCTTGGTCTTTGCTTTCCAACAGGATCGCCTTCAACTGAAAATATGAGCTGGAACGTCATTCAAGCTCACCACTTTGTAATTTCATCATGTAACCCTTAATTCTTTGAACAGCACCAGTTCCATATCGCTTTTCAAGCCACTCAATACGAACAGGCGTTAAAACCTTTTGCCCTGTGGATTCGTAAGTGCGGTACAGAACTCTGGCTTCACCAAGCTCAATTTGGTATCTGTCACCAGAATTTTCTATTGATCGTCTGCTGTATGCCACGGTGTTTACCCTAATGCCCACGCTTTTTCTTGTTTGACAATTGCGCCTGTTTCAGAAAGGTACGCCAAGGTGAAGTGAACTTGCTTAACCGTCCAGCCAGTAACTTCAACAATCTCGCGTCTTGTCAAAGCACCATGCTCAAGCAGCTTTATCAGTGCATGTGATCTGGTCATCTCACAATCCTCCACTCAGTCTTTGGAATTGGATACACACGATCTTTTGGATGTGGGCAGTCTTCAGGAACGTACACAGCGCAATACACTTTCTGGAAAGCATTTCTCTTGCCGTGTGACCACCTGTCAACATAAACGTCAGGCATGCCTCTAATGGCTGTTTTGACGTTGGCAATGTGTATCCCTAACATTTCTGACAACTCATGTCGTGTCAGTCCTTGTGCGTGTTTTCTCAGGCATTCACGGATAGCCTGTTGGCGAGTTGGTTTCATTTTTTGTCTATTGAGCGAATTGCAGCAGCGCATTCAGCAGCGCCCCATTGGGCCATGACTGTCATATCTTTGCCAATATCAGCACATAGCTTTGCACAAGCAATACGCTCCTCAGCCTCAACCATTTCAGCAACATAAAAAATCAACATAACCATACGTTCATCAACGTCTTTAATGTCAATAGCTTTTTCAGCAGCATTCTCAATAATTGATGTCAATATTTCCCAATTCATTTTGCAATACTCCTACGCAATGCGGCCATTTTTTCTAACTGCTCGATTGATGGCGGTACAGCCTTATTTCGATCAGCCTCAATTTTTAACAACACAGGGTCACGGCCAGTGTTCTGGGCAGGGACAGTTGTTCGGGCAACGTCAGCAGCTTGTTGGGCAAAGGACTTGTTTTCCTTAATCTCAAAAACATCCTGCCAGCCACTAGTAATTGACTTTTCAAGAATTGCAATAACATCTTGTCCTTGAGACTTAAACTTTTCCAGCTTTCCAACAATCAATTTTTTGGCAAACTCAGTTGCTGGTTTTTTGATGCGCTTTCGCATTTCAAGAAAGGCTGTCCATGTCTCCAAAGGAATCCAATCAGGCAAAACAAAAGCAACTTCAGTTGCTGCGCTCTCAGGCGCTTTCTGTTCCAATTCCTTTCCTTTCCTTTCCTTTCCAGTAGGTAGGACTACGGTAGTTGTGTGGGAGTCTTGTCGTAATTCACATAAGCTCTTGATTTTGCTAGGAGTTTTCTTGTTTATAACTTGATGCTTCTCAAAGTTGGCAACCTTTCCATAAGTCTTATTGTCAGACCCAGAAAACACCTCTATGTAACCAATACCTGATAACTCCCGTAGAAGTTCGGTAGTGCTTTTTTCAAGTGTTCGTAATGGAAAAACGTCTGACTCAACCAGCTTAGGGTTTGCATTGAAGTAGCCCTCATCATCACAATGATTTAGTAGGCCAATGGCAAGCAATGCGGCTTCTGCTGTGACTCCAGCAAGCAATTCATCACGCCAAAATTCAGGTTTGATTGTGCGAATTCTTGCCATCACTTTGCTCCTTTTGATGTGTTGCAAGAAACACACAATAATTGCAAATTTGACTCGTCATTTTGTCCACCCTTTGCACGAGGGAAAACATGATCTATATGAGCATTAGTTTTTTTGCTAAAAGGAGAAACAGTGTTCCCGCTAAACAAAGAAACATCTCGCAAACAAAATTTGCATTTCCCATGATCTCTTTTAAAAATCTTGGATTTTGTCGCAAAAGAAAGTGGCTTGGCTTTTGGAAAAACAATTCCATTGGCATCAACAAAAAATGACGCACTCAATTTTAAAGTTTGCATTTATGCAACTCCGCAAATCTCCCAGAAAGAAACAACGGCAGGTGGGGAGTTCACTTTTCCCGAGGCTCATGACTTCCTCGGTAGCCGGGTTTCGGATAACTATATCACTTCTTTGGTGGCTTGCCAAAGTATTGTTTCGTTCCGTCTGGATTGTCTTTCTTTAAGATTGTCCAGCCGTGTAGCTTGACCATACGAGCCATCTTACTGTGTGGGCTTGTTGTCGGAAGATAACGGGCTATCTCCGCTGCTGTCGTGCCTTCCTTCTTGGCTAACAGAACTTTTATCCGTTCCGTCTGGCCGACTGGTTTCTTCTTGAACATTGTTAACATTTGACTTTCCTTTGTTAAAGATGGCTTCCCATCGGGCTGAAAAATCCTCTGCGGATACAGAGAATGGTCTTGGTGAACTTCCCTTGCTCATTTTGGCGATCTCTTTAACGTGCGCTGTTTAGGGGTTGCGTGACCAACGTGCCAGTAATGGCAATGTGGGCAGCGATAAGCCTCCATTGGGCTGTCTCTACGCCTTCCAACGATAACCAATGCAAGCTCTTTTGTTGGCAGCTTGTCTTTGCCTTGACATTGGATTGCAGGGTCTGTGGTGTATGTCATGCTTCCCTCGCTTTCAGCATGGCATCGGCAATGATGTAAGACGCTTGGCTAATTTTTTGAGGGTCTACGTCACCATTTGAAACGATGGCTTGCATCGCCTTGGCCGCAAAGTAGTCGCGCAGGGTCATGCCTTCGTGTTCGTAGCGGTTTTCGTATGGAAACGCTGGCCCACCTGTGTTTGTGTTACTCATGTTTATGCCCTTGAATATGCAATCACTTGAACTGGTGTGTTGTAGTTATTCGGCTTGCCTTTGTTCATGGATGCCGCAAGCTCTGCCTTGTTAAACAAACCTTTAGCTGTTGACAGGTCAAAAGCGTTGTTCTTGCTCTTTGGGGTTCCGTCATCCCACAACTCTGAAGATGATTTACCAAAAATGGATTTGCCTGTCAGTTTGTAAAATACATGATTTTTTCCTGCTTTGTCCATTTTGACATTGTTCACAGCAATCACGCCATCACGGATAAGCTCATCACGCACAATTGTTGAGGATACAGACCACAGGCCTAGCTTGCTGATCTGGCGATGTGATTTGCCTTTCAGTGTTTCTTCCAAATACCGCTGTTTATCGTGAAATTTGCTCAATGTAGATTCTCCGGTTAAAAAGATGTTCCAGCGTAACGATCAGAAGGGCTTTTGTGGCCGCATCTATATCGCCAGGATGGTCTGTGTAACGAGTCACAAGTGAAATTGCATAGTCTAGCAATGCTTCACTGGCCTCGTATTCGTCTTTGTCGTGTGTGTTCATAGCGCAAAGGTTACAGCAAAAAAAAGTCTTGTCTATTAGGGTTTGTCCTAATACACAAACACGTTTTGTGCGTCAACAATAGAGGCTCAACACAACCAAAGGAATGATATGAAAATTACTTTATCGCGTCAGGAAGTTGAAAAAATCTTGCTTGACTATGCCAATAAATTGGTCGAGGGTTACGGCTTTAACGAGGTTGTTGGCGGCTCTTACCGCGACATTCCCTCGTCAGTGGAACTGGTGAAGGTCGAGCCAAAGGAGCAAGAATGAACACAGCGTACCTTACACGGGTGCGCAGCCTGTTCTGCGTTCCAGGTGTTCCAACACACATTCAGCGTCACAACTGCCGCCAGTGGGTCAAATCAATCAGGAATCTTGGCGACAAGTGGCTTTTGGCACAACCAATAAAGAGGCCACAATGACTGACTTTGAAGGCGTACAATTCTGCGCTTACTGCGGTGAAGAGCGAGGAGACAAACGCTCTTGCTGTCAGGAAAATCACTGGGTTGAATATGAAGACCTAGATGAAGAAACTAAAAACTCACTGAAGGAATCAAAATGAATGTATATCAAAAACTCAATGCGGCTCGGGCTAGGTTTCACAGCATTGAACTCAAGAAGTCAGGCCACAACAAGTTTGCTGGCTACAAGTACTTTGAACTTGGCGACTTCATCATCCCAGCACTGGAAATCTTTGAAGAGTGTGGACTGACAGGCATCATTAGCTTTGGAAAAGAAGAAGCGTCTTTGACAATCGTTGACGTTGATACAGAACACAAGATCGTCATCACTTCACCCATGTCTTCAGCGGCTCTAAAGGGCTGTCATGAGGTGCAAAACCTTGGGGCAGTGCAAACATACCTTCGCCGTTATTTGTGGGTTGCTGCGCTTGAAATTGTTGAGCACGATGCCATTGATTCAGCGCCAGCAAAAGAGAAAGTAGTTATCACCCCATCACAGGGTATTGCAGACACTATTCCTCAAGAGGAATTGCAGTACCTTCAAGAATTAGCAATCGAGTTGGTTGCTAACGTAGCTGAAGGCAATCCAAAACAAGCACTTGAAAGGCTTGATTCGGAAAAGCTAGAGGCCGATCAAAAGGTAGCTTTGTGGTCAATGCTAGACAGCAAGACCCGTTCGGCCATCAAAAAAGCAAAGGAATAATCATGGAATACTCAAACGTAAATCGCGGAGCCATCTTTAAAAATGATGACAAGCAACAAGACAATCACCCAGACTACAAAGGCAGCTTGAATGTCAATGGTGTAGACCTGTGGGTATCAGGATGGCTTAAAACAAGCGAGAAGACGGGAAAGAAGTTTCTGAGCCTGTCTGTTAAGCCAAAGGATGCAGCGCCCGTTAAACAGGCTTCTAAGCCCAAATCAAGCGGGTTTGATGATATGGATGACGCACCTTTCTAATTAAAATGGGCCGAAAGCGGATGCTGATTAGGTGCAGTACACACCGACCACAAAGAAAAATCAGACGCAGCGAGTAAGCCCACCTACAAGGAAATTAAATGAGCTTTGCAAACGTAGAAATGAAGGTCATCCAATGGGGCGAGGCAAGAGGCATTGTCCAGAACGGCAATGCGCTTACACAAGCCAAGATAAAACTTCAAGAAGAACTTGACGAGTTAATCCTTGCTATTGAGCAAGACAATATGCCAGAGGTCAAAGACGCTGTTGGTGACTGCATGGTCGTGCTGACAATGATCTGTGCCATCATGGACATTGATTTGGTCAGTTGCTACAAAGGCGCATATGAGGAAATCAAAGACCGCAAAGGTTATTTGCGTCCTGATGGCGTTTTTGTTAAAGCGTCGTGATGCTTTGCGATATTTGCACAAATCCAACTCATTGCATGAACATTGGACATTGCGAAATGAAAACAGGCACACAATCTGCACTTAATAAACAGGTATCAGGCAGCCACTAAAAGAAAAAAGGCACCCAGCCTATCGTCTACATCCACGCAAACAATCTTGGATTTTGTGAGGGCAACGTCATAAAATACGTTACCCGCCACA